GCTGGGCAGAAGTATAAGATCAAATACGATCTTGATGATCCAGATTCTTATGGCTTAACTGACTCTGCCACAAATACAATTCGCATACGCGAGAATCTTCCTGAAGATAAGATGATCCGTGTGTTCATGCACGAGCTGACCCATGCTGTAATCTTTGAGACACCAATGTCTACACGCAAGCGCTTTGATGTTGAAGAAGTCTGCGACATCGTTGGCTATCATATCTTTACTGCACTTAAGGACAACCCAGAGATTGTGGAATATATCTTGAGGGAGATAGTAGACGAAGCCGAAGATGCCTGAGTTTATTGGTGGCCCAAAGGATGGCGCACGGGTACCAGATGTATTGTGGATATTAGATGTTATTGAGATGGAGCATCGCCTCAGCGATGGCAGGATTATTTTATACACATATGTGTTAGATGAAGATACAAAGAATTGGGTATTCAATGGACAAATACAAGGGGAGAGAAATGAATGAGCGAGGATATGGAATTGGCAATCAAGTTGATTCAATCAATTGGGCTGAAAGTTATATCACTAGACAAGACAAGCAACCAGCTACTCGTTCAGATACCGACTTCGCGGCCAATGTCTGGGCAATAATGGATGAGATCGGCAATCTCCTTATCACGAAGCAAGCTGACTACGGCCCTGGTAATATCAACAATGCCTTTGGTGGTCCTATTAACGGCCTTATGGTGCGTATTGGCGATAAGTTTGAACGTCTTAAGAATCTGTACAAACATGGTAGGGCGCCTCAACATGAGCCTATTGAAGATTCCTTCAAAGATATGGCCAACTACGCGGTCATTGCCCTGATGATTGAACGAGGTAAGTGGCCTAAGTAATGGATCTTGAGAAGGCTAAGGACAAGATTGAGGCGGCTAAAACAAGCGTCCCATTGGAGTCTAAAGACTTTGATTGGATGGAAGGCTTTAACGCTGGGCTTGATTGGGCTTTGCGAATCCTCAACGGAGATAAGAGCGCATTCTAATGGCTAAGAAAATATCCTACGAAGATAAGCGCAAGCACAACTACAAGACCCGCTACGGCATCAGTGTTGAAGAGTATGAGGCTATCTTTGCCAAACAAAACGGTGTCTGTGCCATCTGCGAAAAGCCCGAAAACCTGACAAAAGATGGTAAACTACACGCATTGGCTGTAGACCACAACCATGAAACGTTACAGGTGAGAGGCTTACTCTGTATGAATTGCAACACTAGGCTTGGCTACTTTGAGGGCAAGAACATCCTCGTCAAGCTGATGGCTTATCTGATGAGGCAGGCATAATGGTTGAGCCAATCCGTCAGGTATCAGGTGATGGTTCTCGTGAAGAGAAGGTAGCTGCCTACTTATCCGAGACATACTCGTGGGACCTCTACGGTACACCAAAGTATTACTTCATAGACTTTCTTGTCAACAAGAATCATGGTAATGGCTACGCCAACTACATCGGCGGGCTTGAAGTGAAGTGGATGAAGCGTCCTGTTGACTCAGAGGTTAAGTTTCCATACCAGAAGTTGCAGCAGATCTGGCTTACCGAGCCTACCAATGACCGTCCAGATGCTTTCAACCGTATCTGTATCCGCTACACCGATGCGTTGCTACTGATCCCAGCCCACACCTTGCGTTGCCTAGACCCTATCTTTGGCCTCACTCGTGCCGATACAAACGAGCATGACTTCAACGTGCATTTCAATGCCGTCCACGATTTCCCAGATTACATCCTGCCTGTGGTGATAAATGAGTGAACTACCAGATGAAGTAGTTGACATCGCGGCTCAGGTGGCCCGCATTGTTCATCGCAAATACCATCCCTACTTTGATGTGGCTGATGTCCGACAGGAGCTACTGCTCTGGTGTGTGCGTCGCCAGGATAAGATTTCTCAGTGGCTTAGCCCCGATCAGAAGCCAGAGGATCTGAAGTCTGGCATCAAGCATTTGGGTAAGACTTTAACCCGCCAAGCGGACAAGTATTGCCGTCGTGCTAAGGCACAGAAGTTGGGCTATGAGATCCGAGATGAACAGTATTACTCAGTGGCTACCCTTGAGGATATGCTCCCGCTGATCTGGTCTGATGTGCTAGAGACACGAGNGGCAAACGCTGATGAGATTGTTTCAGGTGGTGGCAACCCTGCCGAGGGTGGCAACTACATCATCCAGCTCTTTGATGTGCGCCGTGCCGTACATAAGTTAGACCCGACAGACCAGTTGGTATTGCAGATGAAGTATTATGACAACCAGAACTACACTGAGATGGCTGAGTTGCTCAACTGTTCAGATACCACGGCTCATCGCCGTGTTACTGGTGCGTTGCGCCGCTTACACTTCTCGCTAGGTGGGGACAACCCATTTGGAAAGGGTGAAGAGTGAGTAAATACATCCATGATGCNGATTGCTATACCGAGATACGCCGTGTGGATGGCCACTCATATATGGANTTGATCTGGAANTGTGTAGATAANTGTCCGATAGGGGGCGANCATGCAGTATGACTATCGTTGTGTAATNTGTGGTGGCGAGCAGACTGTGGAGCGTAGCATCCACGCCGAGGCGGACAACCCTGTATGCTGTGGTCANACGATGGGGCGTATGTATACNGTNCCAGGAGTAAGTTTTAATGCGTCAGGTTTCTATTCAACAGATAATGCGAGGCGGTAANATGAGAACGATTACATTTGTTAATGAGTCAAAGTATTTAGCAGCGCCAGACTTTGCCAGTATTGGCTCAGCTCTGGGTATTTTCGTTACGCAAGTAACCAAGGCGTGGAACCTAGAAGAGACAGTTGTTGTCTCATCTAACACACGCTCAACTAATGGCTGGAACGTCTGCGTTGTGGATCATTTCCCACAGTCGTTGCAAGCCTACGGCTACCATGAAGTGTTGAACGGTCAGCCTATCGCCTACATCCTAGGCGGATCATTCCGTACTGCACCTTTGGGTAAGTTCCGTAAAGGCATTTCGTTTAAGGGCAAAGTTCTTTCGCAAGATCGTTACCAGCAAGGTACAGCTGCGGTTGTATTCCATGAAGTGGTAGAGATGTTAGTAGATCCAAATATCAACGCTGTATCTGCGCCAGATTCCAAGGGTCGTACATGGCTTATGGAGCCAGCTGATCATGTTCGTGGCTTGCTCTACAAGATTACCTCGCGCGATGGCAAAGATGTTATTGCACCAAACTGGACTTTCCCATCATTCTATGATGTCAATGGCAAGGCACCATACTCTTATCTTGATGCAGTTACTACACCGTTCACATTAACGCCAGAAGGCTACGGCTTCTACAAAGATATTGCTGGCGGATTACATCAGCTTTAGGTATAGGGGAAGTACCTAAAAACTAATGGCCACCTTTTAACGGGTGGCCATTTTGTTTGCTGCTCAACCTGGATAGGATCAGGGAGCGGCGTGTGATCGGCGGAAAGGACTAGAAACTACCGATCAACCTTGTGTAATACTATCAGGATGCACAAGTTCTGCAACTCTAGCGTAGCTGTGCTTATCGTATGCGCCAATGCGCTTGGCATAATCTTTTAATAGTTTATCTTTGGTTGGATATGGCCCGACTGCTTGGATGATATTGAGTGATGGGTGTACGGCAAAGACTACATACTGCTGGCGCTTTGCTACCAACTCTTCCATCAGTTCCCAGACTGCCTTAGCCAGCCACTCTGCCGATGGTGCTTCCTCATCTAGCAGAGCGACGAGCTTCTTTAATTCAGTTGGCTTGATGCTCACTTGAGTTGTCCCTTGACCCACTCTTTGCGTAGTTCTGCCATCTTATCAACACACGCCTTAACGTTCTCTCGCGTTGAGAGATAGCCATAGACTTCTGTGTTGTCCAAGTATTGCGCGATACCCAAGCGGCGTAGTTCACGGCTGAAGATCACATACTCGTAATCATCAGTGCCATCTTGATAGGTAACCCGCTTGAGGACATCCTTGCGAATGAGATAAGAGCAGTGAACCACATCACACTTGATCAGTCCCTGCATCTGACGGTTGAGGATACGGTAATACGCCTCATTGTCCATGAAGTAGCCGTTAGGCGTGGCCTTGTTATGGTAGTTAGCGTATGCAGGTTGCTCTGGGTCTGCACTCATTAGTAGTGGTGCGACCACTGGCAAGTTGTAGCTAACCAAGTTCTTAAGCGTGTGTGGCATGGTGAAGTTATCTACGTCTACGGTGTAGTAGAAGTCCACATCCCAGAAGATTGCTTCCTCAATACCCTGCTCGCGTAACTCTCCTAGCACCTTAAATCGCTCTGGTGTCCACTCATGTACGCCATACTTCTGCACCTGCGCGTGCACATCTTTGTCCTCAATGATTATGTCGCGCCAGTTGTAATACTCAAAGTCATCATCTTCCCTGTCGCGAAGTATGTGTTGGTCATCTATCCACTGGTGCAAGATCTTTGCCGTGTCGTCGTTGTTGTTATTGGTGCGGAAGTAAAGGATGATCCGATCCTTTGGGTATTGAATCTTCTCTAAGTTCTGCTCTAGCCACGCTGGTAGCATGGCTGCTTTGTCCTTTGCCAGTATATGTATTAAGACTGTTGGTTCCATGTCCTACCACCATCCGTGTTTTAGCTCATGCTTGAGCGCGTATATTGCATTGTTCTGATACCTGCTTTTCAGATATAACAACGCCCAGTTTATCTGGGTGTAGGGATTAGTCAAGTAATCCTTACCTGCCGACACCATCTTGTCCGCTGGCAGAGCTTGGGCTATGCCATACGCCCTGCCCTGAGTGGTGCGTGAACCTCTAGCCCGCCAGTTCCAGTGCGACTCCATGGTAAATAGCAGGTCTAGTGCCTCAAATTGGATGTCGTCCTGATGGTATTTAGCCTTTGTGTATGCCTTCAACTGATCAACGGTAGGCGGCAGGTCGGCCTTATGATGCCTCAGAAACGGCTGTAAAGGGGTCTGTGGGGCAATTATGATGCCTCCTCCGATGAATCCCAGGACAACGCACGCCACGAGGCTCTTTCTTGTAAGGATACTAATAGTTCTGGCCTTTCCCTTTTGGCGATGTAAGGCACGGGGATGTCCTTCTCGTTCGCCATCTTTCTAATCCTACTCTGCCAAGTCTGGGTATTGGAAATATCCCCAGCACCTACCGCCCGTTGCCGATCTATGGGCAAGGTTGCGCCATAGATACCGTAATGGATCGTCTCAAGAGACTCCATCGCGTACTCAATACAGGCTAGTTGCAACGGGCAGATAGTGCAGATTTGCATGGCAGTTACCGCCCTACTTAACGTCGCGTTAATGCGCGTATCTAGGTTAGGATTGCCACGCCCAGCTGGTTCAGGGAACCACATTTCTGGGTCGTAGGCTGGGTCAGCGCATAATGGCTGATCGTCTGGGTTGAGGTTGCGGATCAAAGACGCTCCCCGATCCATCGTGCTACGTTCACGGTTACTGCATTTCCCATCTGCTTATATCGGTGGCTATCTGCCTGTCCGTCGGTCCAATCATCGGGGAAGCCTTGCAGGCGTTCTGCCTCTACTGGCGTTAGCCTGCGTACTGTTTGTTCTGTTCCTACTGCGTGACGATCTGCACCAGTTAAAGTATTCATAGGTGCGCCATCTTTTCCAATGCCTAGTCCGTTTCCAGCTCCATCCATTGAGTATTCTCCATTGGCTAATTTGCGTTTACCATTGAAACGTGTTGCCTTGTCGTGAATTGGATATATTGCTGGCACGTTTCCACCACCTGTTCCCCATCGTGAGATGACTGTTTGCATTACCTGATCTTCATATACTCGTACATCGTTCACTCTCGTCCCATCCAAGATGAGAATGGTAGTTCTCACATCGCCATTATCAAATGCGTTCAATGTAGGCATTACCCCCCCCGCTATCCATGTCTCATAATCGTCCACGCTCTGTGCGCGACGAGATTTAGTGAACCACAACATGACCAGCACTCAAATCCTGATTCACAACTGAACCATGATGATAAAGCTCTGCTGGTAGCGTGCTTGCTATATCCCTGCCGCCTTCTCTAGTGCTGATTGGAGTAGCAAAGGCAGGCTTTTTCCTCTTTTGTTTGCTCGGCGCAGGATTCCCTCCGCTGCCTTCGCGCTCAATGAGTATCGGGCTGGTGCGTCGGTCTGTAACACTTCCAACAATGAAGACTCTACGGCGTCGCTGGGGTACTCCGAAGAATTGCGAATCCAAAACTCGCCATTCAATGTGGCGATACCCTGCGTCGGCCAGAGCAGTGAGGACGACTCCGAAATCGCGTCCGTTGTTGCTTGATAGAAGTCCTGGGACATTTTCCAAAACGATAGTTTGTGCTTTAACTTCTTGTGCAAATCGTATTGCGTCCCAGAATAATCCACTTCGTTGCCCAGCGATTCCAGCACGCTTGCCAGCGACTGAGACATCTTGGCACGGGAATCCTCCGCAAACAATGTCAACTTTTCCAATTAAACCTATCTCCTTTGCCCATTGTGTAGCTGTAGTTACGTCATTATGTAGTGGCACATCAAACCAATGTGTCTTTAGCACAGATTGTGCATGCTTGTCTATCTCTACCTGCCCTACACAGGTGTGGCCAGCCTGCTCAAAACCAAGATCAAAGCCACCCACACCTGCAAAGAGTGAAACAAATGTAGCCATTATTCTCCGATGTCTTCTGCTACTAATTGGCTGATGTGTTGTTCGTGATTCTGTAGGTCTATCATCGCTTGGTCATAGCCTGCTTGCCATGCCACTCTGATCGCTTCGTGTAGCGCGTCAGTGGCAGGTTGTCCGATAGTTTCAGTCAGTGTCTTAGCCATTGTCTTCTTCTTTCTATGCTGCGTCTGTTGGGTTGTTATTGCCTAGCCCTATGCGTAGGCGTGTTGCTTCACTCATGGCTCTCACCATGTCTATGCCAGCTTTGATCGCTTCATCGTTGCGACCTTCACTGGCAAACTTAATCGCGTTATTTTCTAGTAACTTTGCCTTTGCCTCAAAGTAGGCAATTCTTCCTGGATTCTGTGTCATTATTTGCTCCCCTATCGGTTGAGTCGTCGGTAGTAGTAATAATTGCCTATGCCGTGGCATAAGTCAAGCGTCCGCGTGTCGGGTCGCTTGCGCTCCCCTATCGGTTGAGTCGTCGGTATTAGTAGCCACCAGCGCACTGGGTGCGGGTGTGCTTGAGTCTGAGGCGTTTAGCGTCTCGGAGTGTGGGGGTGTAGATCAACCACGAGCAAGAACCAGACCCACAAACGGTCTGCCACTCTTGCCCGTAGAAGTCGTAGGCGTAGCAGGATCGGGTCATAAGAGCCTTAGCTCTATCAGCTCGTGATGAGTAATGCACGCGGTGCATACTGGTTCATCGCGGTACTCAAGGAGATCGTTCACGTCCTTATTCTCCTCGCATCGTACACAGTAGGTGTCTAATTCTTGGCTCATTACTAAACGTCCTTTCCGTCGTGGATGCATTGAAAGCAAAGAGGCATTTCTTCGTTAATCTTGATGAATTCTGCACGGTTGTCGCAATAGTTGCAGAGCTCGCCTTTAATCTCAATCGTGGGCAGAGAGCTCATGCGATCACCTCAATGTCGTTATCGTGTACCTCGCCACACTCATCGCAAAGATCATCTTCGCCAGCCTTAGTAAAGGCGTAAGTGAGTATCTGATAGGCGAGGCCACGCATGGCGGCGTATAAGTAGAGCGAATTGAGATCGGTGAGGGTTTGGCTACCTTGCTGGCCGCCCGATAATTGCACCACTTCATCGTCAAGCTCTGGGTACGCCCAGAGGCTCAATGCTTGGACGCGGCGGTTAATTGTTGAGTAGTAATCTTCCACCTCATAATTGCCCAAATTNTGAGAGAGATCATTGGCAAGATCATCGCTCACCTCATCATCGTCGCCGATCCAATCGGCAGCT